AACAGAAGCATCTCTTAAATGATATTCAGCACACCATTCGGCTATATCGGATGGAAATGGGCTGAATGTTGTGCGGCTAGATATTTTATTATGATCTTGTTTTCCTCTTATTCCTTTATTTCCAACGGGTTTTACATCAAATACTGATACTGGAATATATTTATAACTTATATCGTTTTTTTTATCGTTTTTTTTATTCATTTAATAAAAATTATTAATTTATATTTAAATTTATAATTTTTTAAAGATTTCTAAAGATTTCTAAAGATTTCTAAAGTATTTACATCATTCTTGGGAATCCAACGAGATTAGCACCTATACCAAAACCGGCACCAGATCTCGCAGACACAGCCATTGATGGAACATATGTATCAAGTATTGAAAATGTTGCAGCAGCAGTAAGAGCAATAAGAAGAACTTCATCAATATTAAGTGATTTCTTAGGAATTGCATAAGCTGCTATAGCAACCATGATACCTTCTACTATATATTTTACAGCTCTGCGCATCAACTCGCCTAAATCCAATGAATTCATTAATCGTTGGAACATATTATAATATTTCAGCAGAAAAAAATAAAATAAAGAAAAATAATGAAAGAAATAAATTATGAAATAAATATTTGTTAAAAAAAAACTTAAATAAATTTTCTATTAATAATTATATAATGGAGCAAAGTGATAATTTTACCAAACAAAAAAAATCAGACGGAACAGATAATCCCACATACGTGGATCTGTTAGAAGAAGATAAACCACTTTCGGGGCAAAAATTTGCGTGCATTTCTTTTGTTTCGCCAGAAAATATTTTAAAACAAAAAACACACTTTTATTTTGAAGAATTTTTGAAAGATTTTGATCTTACTAAATCAACTGAGAAATTCACCCAATTTTTAAATTTTATTAGTTATAAATATAGTTTGAAATTTGAAGAATTAACATCAGATTTAAATGAATTTTTGAAAAGTGAAGCAGATGAAATTGATTCTTCTTATGTTTCAGATGCATATAAGAATTTTGTTGATGCAAATGAAGAAAGATTGGAAGCCGATTTCTCAAATGCAAATCATTATCAGACAAACACACGTGGTATTAAAATTCGTGGAGTATATTCAACACAGGGTGAGGCTGAATTGAGATGTAAATTGTTGCGCGAAGTGGATCCAAATCACGATGTCTATGTTGGTCCAGTGGGAATGTGGATGCCGTGGGAACCCGAAGCTTATAAGACGGGTCGTGTTGAGTATATGGAAGAGCAATTGAATCAATTAATGAGTGAGAAGGTGAAAAATGAAGAATATGCTAAGATGGAATTTGAGAAAAGAGTGAGACAAGCTAAAGAAGAGGCGATTAAAGAAAATATTAAAATGGCTAAAGAATCCGGTAATAAATTGACGCAAAATATTGATAAAAATGGAAATTTGGTTGGGGTGAATAGTACCATTGAACAAACATTGGGTCTGAAAGAAGAAGTTACATCGGCCGATATCCAAAAGGAATTGTTTGAGGGTGATAATATTGTTATCCCTAAGCGAGATAAGGGACCAAGACGATTTAATGCGGAGGGTAAACGCGAATAATTTTTTTATAATGTTTTTATAATTTTTTTATAATGTTTTTTTACAAAAAACATCAAAAAAAATTAGGTAAATATTTATAAATATTTTTTTTTATAATTTTTTATATTTTTACAAAAATATAAAAAAATTAGGTAAATGTAATTAAAAACTAAAGGGACTTATTGCGGCGTTTCTTTCTACGGCGACGTTTTTTATGATAGGTTCTAGAACGCCTTATTTTTTTTTTATATCGGGTATATTTCCTGCGCTTTCTTTTCTGCTTGGTTTTGCGTTTCTTTTTCTTCTTTTTCTTTTTCAATCTGAGCTTTTTATACCGGGTTTTCTTTTTCTTTTTGCGATGCTTCTTGGTTTTTCTCTTCTTTTTTTTTGGATCACTTCCCTTTCCGCCGAAGAAGAAGGTGCCTTCTGGTTCTCGTGCGGTGCCTTCATTGTATGATTTTATCCGCAGCTTTTTGGTGGGGTTTAAGGACCCATTTGTTCCTCTTACTCGCTTTTTTTTCCTATATCTCACCGTGTCTGACGGTGCTGAACTCATTCTTAAATGCGGTCTCCGTCCCGGGGTAGAAGGCTCGTATTTTCTCATCCCACTTCCACCACCTCCATCACCATCACCATTATCATTCACATACACTGCCTGTCGTTGCGCTTCTAAGCGTGCCGCCTCTGCCTGTCGTTGCGCTTCTAAGCGTGCCGCCTCTGCCTGTCGTTGCGCTTCTAAGCGTGCCGCCTGTGCCTGTCGTTGCGCTTCTAAGCGTGCCGCCTGTGCCAACTTTTCTTTTAAGGCATTTATTTTTAACCACATCGCCACCTCCTCCACTTGAATCGTTTTCACCTCATTATAACATTTCATAATATAACCTGCCAATAAATAAATAATGATTTCATATAATACATTTGGATCTAAATTTAGTTCTATAAAATTAGGTACATCTGCCGGTGACGACTCCTTCGATTCTCCCCCACCGTTACCTCCTTTCATATATTTTTTACCACCCCCCCCCATAGCAAGTAATGGCTTCAATATATCAATAAAAGTTTTTAAATTTTGAAATATATTAGATTTCTTTATTCCACTCAAATATCCTTTTACTTCTTCTTGAAAGCTTTTGTCTTTTAAATTATATTCGAGTGCAACAAGAATATCTGTGCGTTTTTCTTTTATATTCTCCCATTTTATTGAATATTCATTAATTTCTATTATTAATGCTTCCTTTTCCTGTGCTCTTTCTTCAATGGCAGTTATTTGACTTGTAATTTCTGCAGATTCTAAATCCACAACTTTTGATTTCGCTATTAAAGGTTTTATTCTTCTGTTTCTTTCTTCAATTTTTTTCTGTAATTGTTCTATTAAAACATCATTTTTTAGTTTTTTTCTCACTAATTTCTCAATTGATGAATTATATTCCCCAATTTTTTTTTTTGCGTCATTTACTTTTTTCTCCAATGTACTTCCCAAATTTTCATCTTCAATAAGACGTTCGCTTAATTCATTTACTTTTTCACTTATTATTTGAATTGGGTTACTACTACTACCTGATCTGTAATAATTTACCATTTTTCTCAAAACACTTTCGTCAAAAGCAAATAAATATTTAAATAGATGCATTTTTGGATCTTTTTCAATTGGCAATTTTTTAAATAAATCACATTCATATTTCATACCCGCCGCCGCTGCCGCCCCAATCTTTTCCATAATTTTATCACATTTACTTAAAGGTGTGTTAGATTTTCCGCTGCTTCCATTACATCTACTACAGGACGGAGAGTATTCGAATGAAGTTAATAATCCCCATTTATAATTATCAGGTTGGGGTTTCAGTGAATTAATCCATAATGTCCAATCAACAATACCTCTTAAAAATGGTTTTTTATGTTCGCATTCCATCGCTAGTTCTCCACCTCCTTTTATTAATTCTCGCTTACACATATAACAGCATACTGGAGTCAATTGTTCACCAGAATCTTTAGAGTGCCACCAGAATTTACGGGTTTCTTCGTGTTCATATATTTTTAATCCATAAACTTCATACGTTTTATCACATTGTCCGTTTGGCCACGCACTCCCCGGTAATTCTAATATTGATCTTGCCTGTGATTTACCGTCTTTATTTCTTGGAATAATATTAAATATGGAACTCCATAATGATACTGACCCTCTATCAATATTAGCCATTATTTTTTCTACATTATCATAATCAGCATTATTATGTAAATATTCCAAATGACTAACAACAGCCATTTCTGCTGCCCCATAGTCATGTCCACCACCCATTGTTACCAACGAGGACGCCGACGATGGTTGCGTTAACCTTATCAATAATGATTCTTTCAAATTGTCAAAAATATTTTTTGGTGAATTCAAAATGCGATGATGTAAATTATCACGCTCGAAATTAGTTCCGTAAAGATTATTTTTGTATGCATAATTAAAAGGATTTTCCATTTTTTCTTTTTCTATCATTTTATTTGCTAGATATCCCTGCAATGTTTGAAATTGAATACGATTTTTCAACCCTTGTTTGAAATATTGATTAATGGCAGATGCTAGTGATTCTTCTCTCTCTCTGTGTGTGTGCTGTGTCGCGTCATCTGCCGATGATGATAATAATAATTCTACTGGTTCTGCTAATGATGATAATAATAATAATTGTTGTGCTGATGCTGGAAATGTTAATGATGATGTTGGTGCAAATGATGCCATATTGATATATTATTTAGATATAAATTAAATAAATTTTACCCTATTTTACCTAATTTTTTTTGATGTTTTTCCATAAGAAAAACATTAAAAAAAATTACCATTTGTTCTTCTTCACATTAATCCTAGGACCCTTATGTCCTACTTTTGGGTCATAATCGTCACCTTCATCATCATCGGAATTGAGATCCTTAGACATTTCCCAAAATTCTTTAGATCCCAATTTGAATTCGTTGTGAGCAGAGGCTTTATACCAAAATATTTGATCACCTAATTTGTTGGATTTTGCATTATTTGCAATTACTAAACATTCGTAGTTTTCCGTGCATTGATCCATAACTTGGCAAAATGATTCAAATGTTGTAAACATACCGGCATAATTTTCATAAATACGTTTGCGATTAGAAATATAAGGTTCTCTTAATATAAAGGTATAATCAATGTTAGTGCGTAAATTAGGCGGTACACCAAGTGGATATTGCATTGTAATGATAAGCATAATTTTCCAATGACGACCATTCATAAACAACAGTCTCATAACCTTTTCTCGTGCCCAACCATTATCATATAAACAATCGTCCAATATAACAAAAGCACGTGCGTCAATATTGGATTTTCCATAAGCAATTTTCTCCTTTTTAATTTGTTTTAAAACAATTCGTTGTCTTTTCAATATATTTTCAATAATAGCGCTGTTATATTCATCGTGAATAAATAATTTTGGTACCAATTTACCATAGAAACCATTGCCCGCTTCAGTCCCTGAAATGACAGTCCCAATAGGAATATCTTGATGGTAATAAAGTAAGTCTCTAACTAAAAAACTTTTGCCTGTATCGCGTCTTCCAATTAGAACAATGACTGGACCTTGGGTGGAATTTGGATCAAAACTAATTTTTCGCATATCAAATTTTTTTAACTCTAGATTCATGTATATTTAAGAAAGAGTAAATTATTCATTTTAAAAAACGCGAATTTTTTTTAATGTTTTTTAATTTTTTTTGATGTTTTTAATTTTTCCAAAATTAAAAAACATCAAAAAAAAGGTAAATATAATTCCTAATTTTTTTTGATGTTTTTTAATTTTGGAAAAATTAAAAAAAATTAAAAAAAATTATGAGTTAAAAATAAGAAATAATATTGATTCAATAAAACATAAATGTTTGATATTTATTATAAAAAGAATGATAATTCCAAAATATTTAGCTATTTATCTGAAAAAACAGAAAATAAAGTAAAAAACATTACTAATTTTATCCCAATTTATTCCAGATTTTTCTCATTAAGTGAAAAAAATCACAATGCAATAAATTTAAATCATAAATTTTGTATTGATAATATTAAAAGTGACGATGAAAGTAAAAATACATACAACGTCACATTATTTGATAATAGTAAAAATAAAGTATCCAAAAAGTCATTCTTTAAATTTTCACCATTATTGGATGTCACTAAATTTATGGCTGGTAAATATAAAGATTTATCGGATAACATAATTAGGAATCTTCCTAAATTAGAGGCCAATGCAGATGTCTTAAAAAAAATGGAATGTTGCAATAATTGTGCTTATACCGATTCATTTTTTTCATATTTATCAAGCCAATTATTACACCATCATAAGTTTCCACACGGTATAGATTTTTATGGGTCATTTTTGGGTATTAAAGAAAAGTTCCAAGTTGATATTACCGACGATTTGGAATATTTATATGATTATGAATATTTCCATGATAATCAAAATGTCTTATTTGAGACGGATGTAATAGATGAAGGGATGTTGGAAGATGATACTAGAAAAAATCGCATTAAAATTAATATACAAGGGAAAAAAAAAATAAACATTGAAGAATTTCCAAAAGAAATGTTTGGTAGTGTTTTTCAAAAATTAACAGTTGAAAATGTCAATAAACTGAATACAATAACGCAATTAAATGATTTAATACCCTTAAATGAAAATGTAGATTATTCAAGAAATATAATGAACGCAAACGATAATAAAACAAATAGCGAATGTTCGTCGCGAATATCCGATACTGACGACGACGAAGACGACGAGGACGACGAGGACGACGAGGACAGTGGAGACAGTGGAGACAGCGAAGATTCCGAATATAGTAGTATTAATGATAGTATTAATGCATATATATATGATTTTCCTTGTCAAATTATTTGTTTGGAAAAAATGGAATTAACATTAGATGACTGCGTTGAAGATTTGGATCTAAAATTATCAAAAAATGAATGGTCATCTTGTCTGTTCCAAATTGTGATGATATTATTAACATATCAAAAAGTGTTCAATTTCACACACAATGATTTGCATACGAATAATATAATGTTTAATTCAACTGAAAAAAAGTATCTCAATTACCATTACAACGGAAGATATTATAAAGTCCCGACCTATGGTAAATTATTTAAAATAATAGATTATGGGCGATCTATTTATACTTTTAAAGGAAAAGAAATAATTAGCGACAGTTTTTTTAAATCGGGAGATGCTGCTGGACAATATAATTTTACAGTTTTTAAAAATAAGAATAAACCTGAATTAAAACCGAATAATGGATTTGATTTGACTCGGTTGGCTTGTTCATTATTTGATTATTTTATTCCAGATTTAAATGAAATGATAAAGAATCCAATAGCGAAACTGATTAATGAATGGGTGCACGACGATAGTGGTAAAAATATATTATATAAATCAAACGGCGATGAAAGATATCCAGATTTTAAATTATATAAAATGATATCAAGGAAATGTAAAAAACATACACCGGAAGCACAATTAGAAAGGCCTTTATTTAAACAATTTTTATCTAGTAGAAAAAAGATAGGGAAAAAATCACCCATTGTTAATATTGATAAAATGCCGGTGTATGTGTAAAATTTATATTTTTACTTAATTTTTTATTAAATTTTTTAATACTTTTCTTAAGTATTAAAAATTAAAAAGATGGGTTGTCGGTAAAAACTTCAACAAATTCTTTCGTTTGTTTGTTATTTAGCTGAGCCATTATGTAATGTGAGACGATAACTGATGCATAAACCAATAGAGCGTCGCGAACTAAAATTTTAGGAGGTACATTTTTTTTTGTAACAAAACGCATTTCAATGAATTTCGCAATTAAAAATAAAAAGCTGATGATAAATCCATTTAATAAAATTGTTTTATTCATTTTATATAATTAATAGTAAAATATTATTAATTATACGCAAATTTATGCTAAAATTTCAATATCATCTAAAATAGGATTTTTATTTATCATTAAATCTTTTGAAATATCTTGTATATCTGTAATATTTAAAGTAATATTTTCCCCACCAATTTTCAAAGGACCATCGTCATCAAAGTCTTCGTCATCATCGCCTTCTTCCTCTTCTTTTCTTCTCATATTGGCAATTTGACTTATTTTATCCAAACGTGCATCTGTTTTTGGAGCGTGAATTGTTGATTTTTGATTAGTACCCATATCCAACACTTGATCATTATCTGCAAAGGAAATATTTGGGGATTTAATTTTTGTAATTGGGATTGTATCATTACTTATAAATGCTTTTACGGGAGTTGTGGGTCTGGATTGTGTGGATCTAGACGGCGTAGTGGGTCTGGATGGTGTGGATCTAGACGGCGTAGTTGGTCTGGATGGTGTGGTTTCAACATTGGCGGGTTTAACATCAACTGTTAATTTTATTTCAGTTGGCGTTGTTTCAATTGGTGTTGTTTCATAAGAAGGTACGGCAGCTGCAGCAACGGCGGCAACAATATCATTTTTATTATCTTGTTCAATGGAATTAGTTACTTCATTGATAGCATCATTGGCAATATTTGTTAATAGAGTTGGTTCGGCGACAATAACTTCATTATCTTTATCAGATGTACCAACTTTACTAACGGCAATTTCTTTATTTTTTTCGCTATTTTCATTGTTTTTATTGGCTTCTTCAATCATATCAATGGCTTCATCTTCGGTAACTTGTTTTTCCAATGTTTCTTCCACAACCTCATCGTGGACACTTTCGTCCATATATGCGCGTAAAATTTGTTCAATTGGCATAGAATCTCTAATAACTTTTAAAATACATTCGCGACATATTATTTCAGCTTCCCTCATATTTTTCTGATAATTTAAAGGCATAATATCCTTTTCAAATAGATATATATTTGAATATAATTTTCTTGCAAAATGAATATATATATTATGAATAAACTCTGTTAATTTGGGAATATCAATATCTATTTTTTTTTGTTGATTTGACACACGTATACTGGTTAATATTTTTAATTGTGTTATATGCACACAAGTTAATAAATCTTCTAAATATGGACAGTTGCTTTCACTAACAATTCTCGTTGTTTCATCTTTAATGATATTTGCATTCCATTTCGGAACTCTTGATAAAAAGTTTTGAAATGTCATTAAATATTTATCCTCTTCGTTATTTTCATCACATAAATTAATAGCTTCCGAGTAAATAGATTTAATTCCCAAAATGACCAATGGTGTTAAAATGTTTAATAATCGCGAAGAATATTCGTTTTTTGCTTCTGATAGAACATTTACATTATAATCATCCATTTTACATTGTTAATATATTTTCTAAATTTATATTTTTCCGCATAAAAAAATAATAACAATAAATCAACATCAAAACTTTTTCATTTCTAAATTCTATTCTAATTTTATCAAAATAAAATAAAAAATCATATTTTTTTTCGTGTTGACAATCTTTAATAATTTCAATAATATCTAAAGCAGAATAACCTTTATCATATATTTCATCAATAAAGTGTATTAAATTATCTAATGTAAATGTATTTTTTTTTATATTAATTTTATTTTTTAACCAAACTATTCGTTTTTTATTATGATCATCAAATTCTTTATAATATTTAATATGTAAATTTTTTCCTTCAATGTTGCGTGGTTGAGGTATATAAATATTGCAAAATCTAGATAAAATTGGTTTTAACAATGTTTCAATATTTTCAACAATTATAAAAAATCTAGTATTATGGCTAAATTGTTCTATACATCTTCGCAAAGCTGATTGTGCATCCATCGTTAATTTCTCAGCATTAAATAAAATAATACTTTTGAAATATTTTCCATTGTAATTTTGTATATTTATTTTGGCGAAAAATTTTAATTCATCTCTTATAAAACGAATACCTTTGCTATGCGCACAATTAACATACATAACATTTTTTTTTATTTCTTCCTTATCGTTGTTATAAATTTTATGAATTAATTTATTTAAAATAAATTTTTTACCGGTTCCAGAATTACCATAAAATATAATATGCGGTATTTTAAATGTATCGATGAAATAATTTAATTTTTTAAATAGTTCTTGATGTATATTTAGTTTCATTGTTTCGTTATTTTGTTTTGTAATAATTTTATTCATATATGGATAAAATTATATTTAATTATTTAAATTTAAATAAATGTATATTTAATTTTAAGCAACACTGCTTAATGATTTTGAATATGGATTATCATTGAATGCTTTTAATATATCACCAGTATTGCGACCACATTGCACCACCTTTTCTCTAAGATTTCTACCCGACATTTCACCCACATTACTTGCATTCGCTGGTCTTTTTGTAAAGCTTGGTTGAATAACTGCTGCATTGGTAGTTCTATTAGAAAGATTACAGACTGATTGCGACCCAGTAAATAATTTTTGATTACCTGTGCGAATTCTATCAACGCGCGAAAGTTCTTGTTTATTTGGATTAAGTCTTGCATTATATTCTGCATTATAAACGCGCGAATTAGTAACCGATGCTGAATTATTACCAATATACGAACCTGTTGTGGAATCACGTTGTTGTGCAACTGGTATTTGTTTATTATTAATATAACCCGCATCATAATTGGTACCACCTTGTTTAATATATTCATTTTTACTGGTTTGTTCTTTAATTGTTGTTCTTGCTTTATTAGCAGGGTTCCAGATTACATTATTGGAAATAGAATATTTACCACTAGCATTACCTGTTGGTCTCATATTACCGATAACATTTTGTTTGCGAGATGGTCGCAATATATCTAATAATGGCGTGACCATTGCTTTAAATCCTGCGCTTACGGGGCCTAATTCTTTTTGTTGTTTTGTTAAGTTTCTAGCATTTGCTAAAGGTCTGTAACCTTCTTGTTGGATTTCTCTCATATCTTTATTTTTGACATTCCAACCATCTTTATCGGTGGCAACTCCTAAATTCAAAGGTTTGAATTGTGGTTTTTCACAACGTTGTATCGTTGGTGTGGAATAGGTACCGTTTGCATCTGGTGCACTATTTCCAAAATATTCGCGTGTCTGATAAGCACGGTTTTCGGGTTTAAGAGAAATGGTACCTCGCGCTTTTTGAGCTTTCTCAATACCCGTTGTTGTTAACCACCGACTTTCATCGTTGAAAAAAGATGTATCTGGGCGATTTTTTTCAATTTTGCCAATTATGCCAGATTTGTTAGGCTTATAAGCCCCTAACGTATGTCCACCATATGTTACCTTCGGGTTATTTGATGTCCTTAATTCATCAACATTTTTAGGACGCCAAACGTCTCGCCCGTCCATTCCGGAATTAAATCCACCCTGACCAGCGATACCACCCTTTTGATTCAACCCTGGTCCAACTTGAATACTTTCAAAAGGTTTTGTATTATTCATTTTCTGTGACACAATACTTTTCATACGATTTTCCATAAATTGGGTTGTAGAAGGCATCCCGTGAGTCCAATTCATATCTTTTTGAGGTTTAAATAAAGGAGCAATTGATTGTTTTTCAACACGTTGACTACCTGTACCAGTATATTTGTCCAAAAGACCTTCATTTGATCCCGTTGTTGATTGTGTCACGGTGGATCCGAAATAAGGAACCATATTATTGTGTGTTATTTCTCCAATTCTCATATCTTCGCCAGACATTGTTTTAAATTTTTTAGTTGCTTCGCTGTCTGATGTTTGAAGAGTTTCGTAATTTCCCGGATTGTAATAATTATCACTAGTATTTTTTATACCGGCATATTTATTTAATGTATTTTCTAACTCTTTTTTATCTACCACTGGATAATTTTTAACTGGTTTGCGTGTATTGGGTAAATTATTTCTATGCATTTGGGTAAATGCTTCGGAATAATTATTTTCTTTTTTTTTTTTATCTTGTTTTGATAAAATAAATAATCCACCAATTGCTACTAAAGGGATTGCTAATTCCATATTATATATATATCATTTTTTATTTTAATTATTTTTTTTTTGAATATAATTAAAATAGTAAAAATTTATTGCATTAATATTGTACAGGGATATTCTGGTACATAAGAATCTCTTTCCAATAATCGCGTATTTAAATTATTGTGAAATTGTTTGCATACATTTTCTTGAGGATCTAATAAAAGTGGATATGTATGATTTTGTTCTAAATCTCTGTATAACCAAGAGGGGTGGGTTGTTCTGGATTGATCGGTAATCGGGTTATTATTCACCGGGTAATGATTCGTAAAGGTTTTAACTTTTTTATTTGGGAATTTGTTTTCATTGCAAAATTTGGATAATTTTCTTCCTACATTCTTTAAATCACTGTCAATGTCAATGGGGTGTCCGTTATAAACACCTTGAAGATTACCACCCCATTTTTGCATACGTATTTGCGGATCATTAAAAATAGCTGGTTTATCACCTGCATTACCGGGTACATTTAACATATATCTACCGAGACCAGTTGCTTGTTGTAAATTTTTTTCCGTTCTACATTTATCATAATTAAATCTAGTGAAAGCCATTATGATAAATGATAATATTTTATTTTAATTATTTCTAAAGTTAAAGTAAGAAAACTTATTTGTAAAAATGATTATAGTTTTATAATATTATTAGTAATAAATGATAATATTATGAATTATAATAATGTAATTTCTACTTTTCCTTCTCCGTCATTAAACCCAGCATTTTGTTGTGATGCACCACTATTATATGACCCTCCGCCACCACCAGACCATGTTGTTGCGGCGCTGTAATTAGAACCACCAGCACCACCAGAAAATCCACCACCACCACCTCCACCAGTCCAATTTCCGTGTGCACCACCCCCACCACCAAATCCACCATCCCCAGAAGAAGCACCGGTACCACCTTGACCACCATTTTTAAATGATTTTCCTTTGTAGGCATCACTCCCATAACTCCGGTCACCATCTTGTAGAAAACCCCCACCTCCTGCAGAACCATCACCGCCCGTGTCCGCCCCTCCACCACCACCATCTGTACCACCCACGATTTTTCCATTACTTTCATTATAGGAATATCCTCCGTCTCTACCAGTTCTACCATTTATTTCTTGTGAAGTATTTGACCTCCCTGCCCCACCACCACCGCCTGCAATAATTAATATATCAGGTGCGACAACCGAAGTATGAATAGTTCCTTTAACAACAAAAGAACCACCACCGCCAGCACCACAAGCATAGTCTCCTTGTAATCCTTTTTGTCCTACTAATATCATATATTTTTCTCCTTTAGTTAAAAGAAATGTTCCGATAATTTTTGCACCAAAACCATGTTGAAGACCATTTTTGTCATTACCGCCAGAAGCACCCCACGCTTCAATTTTATATGTCCCACTATCGGGAACAGTCCATTCTTGAATACCGGTCGTAGTCATATTAAAATAATCTGTATTACTTGTCCACGAAGCGCTAGAATACGATGATGTGCAATTTGCTAAGGTTGGACCGTTTTGACCAGTTGCACCACAATTAGTGAAAGTATGACTTGTAAAAGCATATAATAGACCAAGCATTTGGGAACTATAAAATACATATGCTTTAAAATCATTTTTTTGAGAACCCGCAATTCTACATTGGAAGTTTGCATCACCCGAATTAGGATTAATAATTCCATATGATGATGAATCAGAACCGAGATACGGACCCGGACTATTACCTTCCACATTACTACCAAATTGAATTGCCCAGGCCCCATCATCAGAAGCAAACGTCGATGTACTATTATAACCATTAGATGTTGCGTTTTGACCGTTACTAAATCTCCAACCACTTTCAGTTCCGGTGACAATATTACCAGTTCTTGGAATAAAATATGGATATACACTCCAAAAATCATTATTGCTATTAAAGCCAACATTAATAAATAAACTAGCAATATTTGTAATAGTCTTATTAGTACCATTTCTTTTTTTTCCACCTGAATCAGAACCAGTAAAAGTCCATACTAATATACCTTCAAAATTACCATTTTGACCATCAATACTATTGGAATAAATAGCCATCGCCATAAAATGTCTTTCTTCTGTGACGTCTTCTCCTATGGTTTGTTTTACTAAATTTTCTCCACTTCCTAGTGTATTTCCTTTTGCAGTGTTATAAGCAAATTTAAATACATTATCAGCAAAAGTATGAGGAAAACTGCTTACTGCCATTCCTTGCAGATTTTCTGCAAAGTAAGAAGATTTAATTTTTGCAAAAATAGTAAAACCAGCATCATTAATTTTAGATTGAATATCATTATTATTCAGATTATTTAATTTTGAAGCTAAATTTTCTAAAATTTCAATTAAACTGCCTTCCCCGGAACTAAATGTTTTGCCTTTAAAATGTAGACCAATACCGATTAAATCGTTTACACCTGTCGGGACTGTTCCTTCTCCTCTAAAGTCAGATAAAGAAACAGATTCCGCAGTATGTGTTGTTCCAGTTATAATGGTGTATAAATCTGAGAATTTTATTTTGTCATTGTCCACAGCCATTATTTAATATATATATAATAATAATTAAATACTTTAATAAATTATTTATTTTTTTATAAGTTCTTTTAATTCATCTATCTGATATTGTAGAGATTCAATTTGCGTTTGCTGATCCTTAATACAAGATATTAGAAATGGTGTTAATTTTTCATATCGAACCGCTTTATACCCATTATCGCGCGTGGTGGTTATTTCGGGTAAAACTTCTTCAATTTCCTGTGCAATGACACCAATATCATTTCCTTTATTTGAATGAATGTCTTTTTTTTCTATCCAATCAAATGTATAACCATTAATTTTTTTTAATTTTTCTAAAGGATTTTGAATAGGTGTAATGTTATTTTTTAGACGTTTATCAGAGGCTGCAAATGCAGTAATATCGCCATTGGTACTAATAGAAGTACTTGCAAAAAAATTACCACTAACGTATAATTTATAACTGGACGAAGGAGTGCTGCCGATGCCCACGTTGCCGTCTGAATTAATGAACATTTTTGTATCCCCATTACACCTAAAATTGTAGTCCAATGCGTCAAATTGTAAACCATAGTATGCGTTGTTTGTTCTATCCATACTTTGTATATAACTATCATTACTACTATTAGATCCTGATCTAAAATACAAACCTTTTCCCGCATCATTTGTCCAAGCATTATTGGTACCTTCAATGTGAAAATCCCCATTAACTTGTAATTTAGCATCGGGCGAAGTCGTGCCAATGCCCACGTTGCCGTTTTCTCTTAAATATAATTGACTTGTATTATCACTTGCTCCCAATATTAAAGCGTTATCATCTTGATTCATTACATAACACTTCCCATCAATGTTTCGTTGAATATACATATAACCGGGACCACTTGAATTAGTTGATTCTATTTTAATAGCGGCACTATTTCCACCATCACCTTTTATATGTAATTTAGAAGTGGGCGAATCCGTGCCGATGCCCACGTTGCCACCATTGAAATAACTACTCCCGTTTGATTGAATATCCACACCGTTGTCCGAAATACTACTATAAAGCTTGATGTATGGGTCACCCGTGCTATCTCCTCTTGCTATTCTAACGATTAAACCGTTTTCATCATCTAAAAAAATTCCTTGAAATTGTGTGGTAGACTTAACGTGTAATGGCGCATCGGGCGAATCCGTGCCGATGCCCACGTTGCCATTCGCGAGTATTCGCATTCGGTCGTTGTATCCACCAGAGCCAAATATTAAATCCCCGGCAGAATATGTATTATATATTTTAGCATTTCCACCAGTCTCAAATGTTAATTTTAGACCACCACCAAAGTCTTGATCATCCAACTGTCCTATATCAGCATGGCTAATTAAAAATGAAGCATTAGTATTTGTAAATAAATTTAAATGTGATGCATTTGATAAAAACTCATTTGCGCTAAACATTGCATTACCAATTCCTACATTACCATTTTCATTTATGCACATATTATAATTTTCACCCAAAGTATTTGTGAAAAATTTAAGTCCACTGTTATTAGTACCATCGTTAGTGGCCTCAATTCTTGTTTTTTGATCTGTAGAAATAACACCACCTAAACCAGTCCAAACTAAATAAGGTTCCGTGTCAATAACACCAACAAATTGGTTTTGATCAGTATCATACATTATCATACCTGCTTTGGCTGTAGCACTACCGTCAGTGCTCATTCTAGAAGCAGTTGATCCCCGTGGAACAAGTAAAGCTGATCCACTAATATCAACGTAATTTCCACACGGATCCGATGTTGTAGACCGATTGCTTTTAATTGTTTTTAATTCTAAGATTGAATCCACCCCAGTCATTAATATATTTCCACAAATATCAATATTTTGTAAAATTTCTAAATCATTTGAAATTTTTAAATCTTGTGTAATCTCCAATTCTGTAAAAATATTAAGGGACATTAATTTATATACTATATTTTTTTATTTTTTTATATTTTAATATTGAAAATATAAAATTTAAGAAAAAGGTCCAGTTGGTCGTTGACGATTCTCAACAACGAGTGGTACGGGCATTTGCGCATCCGTTTGGTTGAAAAACTTAATTGTATCAACTTTATTAACAAGCATAGGTGGATTTCTATAAGGTTTAACTAAATTGGATGACCCGATACCAAACAGAAAACTCTCTAAATCTGGCGTGTTCTGTGAAAGAATTTTATGCGAATAAGCACCAGACATTTTTCCAACATTTATACCAAAATCAGGCAAAAATGATTCCTTTGGAATAACGCCACCTTTATAAACAAGATATTCCCGTTCTAAATGCTCTCTTTGTTGGTCATAACAATATTGTCCGGGTGAATTTTTTAAATTTGTGGAAGCCATATATTGATATATGTATATATAATATAAAATTTATATTGAATTCATTAATAACTGAAAATTAGGTTCTGTGATTTTATTTGTATTTTTTAAATCTATTAAACATTTATGAAATAAGTGAAATAAATCAAATCTAAATAAATACATAAATAATGCATCATTTGTTAATTCAAAAGGCATCCTTAAATTATCTCTCAGCTTTGTTAAAATATTTAAAATCTGTGAATAATCTTTATAATCTAGATAGATTTTATATGCATTGTCTGAGAGAACTTTAAAAAATAACAGATCATCAATTTTACTATCAAACATATCGTTTAAATTAAAAACATTGATAATATCTTTTCTATAATTTGTATCATTTGTATCATTTGCGTCATTTTTAAAATAAGTTATTTTATAATTATAATTCATTTTAATTAAAGTATGTGTTAAAATATTTATATCTTTTTAATTACATATAAATTAACGATATTTGCGTTGGAAATAATCATTATCGCGGGTGATTTCTCGGGATGGGATTCCTCCGCGAATCCATCCTTTATTGGCTTCACCTTCAATTAAATTAGCTGGGTTTTGAATGGTTTCGCGCAAAGAAGGTACTAAATCAACTTTTTCAACGCCGAATGATTTTTCGGTATTTCTTTTACAACTTTTTTTATCACCAATATAAAGACCCTGTTGTAATTTAGATTCTTTCTCTGGTTGTGGGCGACCTCTTCCTAAAAATGGTACAGTTTTGAAAGGTCTCTCTGATAATGAAATACGACATTTTGGATTTGTTTGGATAGTTCCAATTCTTAAATTTGAATCACTATCAACATTGCAACCTCCCGCACCGACAACTCCAGGACCACCATTGTAAAATACATTGGGTTGTTTTGTTGCAAAATTAATGGGTTGAGCCATACCGCAAAATTTTTCAAAATAATTTTTTGTTGTATATGTACCAAAATTATTATTTTGCGTATCTCTTTCGGATAAAGCACAAACATCATCACCTATTCTAGATAAATTATCAAAAGTAAATGTATGTAAACTGGCCATTTATATATATATGTTATCTAATATTATTTTTTTATATAATTTTTTTGTTATAAAATTATATAACTTATAATTAGTACGGAATACCGCCAACTCTTCTTAAATTTTTAGTACAAGATATATCATCACCATCTTTACAAGAAGCCATATTTCCATAACAAAACTCGGCAAAACTTCTTTGATTATTTGGTATTTGTGTATTCGGCATAGTATGGAAATTTCGCATAGTATGTTCAAAATTTAAATTATCTCCTAAATCTCTAAACAATTTATTATTATCAGTTAGTTTATTTGATAATGATGGATTTTTAGATACGTTATTTATATTTTTTTCAATTGATTTATTATACGAAGGTGCTGCTGTTTTTCGTTTATTATTATATTTGTAATCATCCATCATAACATTCATTAAAGGATTTTTTCTTGTTGGTAATGTAAACTTATCTTTCATAATATTTTTAAAATCGGAAGCGCCTTTTTCAAATTGATTATATTGGCCACCCCTTTTGTGTTCCCCAACCATACCTTCTTTCTTATTATTTTTTTGCACGTGATAAAGAGTAATAAAAACTAATATTGTTACAATACCCGAAATTAAAATATTTAATTTTTTAGAAAAAAAATACCCTAAAATTGTTAAATAAATAATTAATCTGCTTATGGAATTAAATTTTCTTTCCAATGTTAAATATTGATAAGGCCATATTTCTAAAAGATGATTTTTATTTGCTAAAACTGAAACGTCATATATCCAAAATTTTGTCATTATAAGATATATATAGTATTTATTTTTTTATTAATTATTTTTATTTTTTTTCCTTTTTTTTCTTTTTTTCTTTTTATTTATTTTACTTTTTTTCATAACTGAATTATCTATATTAAATGTTTTTTGCACAAATTCATCAAAACCATCTTTATCAGTTGGTATATTATTTTGCGCGGCCCGTTGAGCAGCTTTTTGCGCATTAACTTGCGATTGAATATGTTTTTCCAATTGTCGTTCTTTTAATTTTTTTAACATTCTATCACGTTGCGATGATTTTTTAATATTTTGCTTCATCATTGTTTGAAACAAATTCATATTAACTTTGCCACCACCTTTGCCACCCAAACCTCCCATACCCATTTTATTTAACATACTTTCCATATTTTTCATACCCGGTGTATTTTTCATTTTGTCAACTAATTCGCTAGCTTCTTTCATTAATTCGGTTTCTTTTAATTCGCCAGATTTCAATTTTTCATCTAATGTAGAACTTACTTTTTTAATCATTCCCATCAATTTACCAGGGTTTTTAAAAAGTTTTGCGAAAACATCATCAACACTGGAGATATTATCAGGATCAATATCCAAATCTTTCGCCGTATCATTTGCAATTTCTTGAGCTAATTGACCTATTTTACCACCCATTAATGATTTTAAATGATCTTGTAAATCATCCGGGTTTGGGATATTTTTAGAATTGCCTGAAAAATCATTAAATATATTACCTGACATATCGCAACCAGACATATCGCCGAATATACCCGACTTATCATTTCCCATATTTTTAACCATATCAATAAAATTAAACCCTAATCCTGAAATATCCATATCCTTCATCATTTCTTCAAAATTTGGCGGTTTAGTCTTCATAAAATTTTTCATCATTTTTTCAAATTTTTCATTGCCAGATAAATCCATATTGCCAGATAAATCCATATTGCCCATCATATCTTTAAATAAATTATTTATATCGTGAATATCGTCAGTATCATTTTTTATATTTTCACTTACATCAAATACATTATTAATAGACGACACAACTTCCTCCAATTTTTGTTTTAATTCGTTTTCGTCAATAGCTTCAAACAATTTTGCTGTATCTTTGAAACAAGTTGTATCATCTAAATTATTTGTAATGTAAAACAATATTAATTGTAAATATTTCCAAAGTATTTTTTTTGTGTTATCCGAAATACCTTCTTGCCATAAATCTTTAAAATCAATGTTTTTGAAAAATTTTGTATTTTTATTGTCATCTAAAAACAATTCTTCATTTTCATATAGAATATCAAAAAATCTCTCAGGATAAATGTCTAAACAATAATTAAAAACATTGTCCATTTTTTTTTCATCTCCAGATTCTTTTAAAAACTCCAACTCATCTTCTGTGAATTTATCACGATATTCCGGAAAGGTATTTAATAAATCAGTCATTAAATCCTTAATTAATTTTTTAAAATCTTTTGTAATATTTTTAACCATCTTATTTAAAAATATATAATTTTAATTTTTAAATACATAAAATCTTAATTTATATTATTGGAAATATGTAATTGATAATTTTGTTAAAATTTGAACATATTGCATCGCAATTAATTTGTTCTTTTTGTCCAATTTTGAAATGGATAATCGTAAATTATTATAAGAATTTAAAATATAATCGTGATTTCCTTTAAGATCTTTCAAATCATCCGAATAATTTTTATTTTCAAAATAATTAAAATCCCCAGCTTGAATAACATCTAAATACGGCATTGCTATATAATAATTCCATATTTCTATTAATTTTACTGGATTATATTTGCAAAAAGTTAATATAAATGTATTAAATGTTCTAATAGAATCTTCTTTTGGAAAACATTTAATAATATTTTTTAAAAACAGTTTAACCTCTTTATTAAAAATCTTTAATATTTGGGATTTATTTACACTCATAAATTTGTATATATATCTAATTAATAAATTTTAAATTATTTTTATTTATTAATAAATTAAAAATCCATTTTTTTACTTCTTTCTTCTTGCATTTTACTTAATAATTTTGAAACGTTGGATGATTTAATATCATCTGGAGAAATATTTTCAGGCGGCGTTTCTATTTCGTCTTTATAATCACAAGTTGAAAAGGAATGCATCTGTCGCATACCACCTTTGCCCTTAGTTGATAATTCATCTGGATTTTGATCTAAATATGAATAATTATCAGATAACATTGCACCCATTTCATAATGTGAAAATGCTAAAGGTTCCAAATTATTATTTGTATCTTTTTTGTGATTTGATTGTAATATGGGCTTAAATAATTCTAAAATTTCATCACCATAAATAATTCTATTCCCTCTATTTAATAGTAATAATGCAGGTACTTGTTGAATTTCAGGTGGCATTAATAGTTCTTTTCCATCACTTAAAACAATATATACCTTTTTTTCTATTTCTTTACGTTTATCGATGCATAAAAAATGTATATCGTTTTTAATTTTATCTTTTCCGACTTTATGAATTATTTTTTTACAATTATTACAATATTTGCTATAATATAATACATAACTCATTTTTATATTTACAAAAGTTTTTCAATCTAAAAATTAAACTTATTAAAATTGATAATATTAATTAAATAAATATTAAATAAAATAATATAATATATAAAATTATGAGTGAAAGTAAATTAGAATTACCTCGCATTGTTGATATCAGAGAAGAGACAAATGAAATGTTATATTTTACAGCAGAAAATTGCAATGTTAGCGTTATAAATGGTTTAAGGCGAACAATCTTGAGTGATATACCGGTTGTATGCATTAAAACAGACCCACATAATGAAGTGGGTACTGAATTGGTGTCCACTATTATTTACGAAAATACAACATCTTTGACGAATGAGATAATAAAACAACGAATGGGTTGTATTCCATTACATATTAAAACGCCAAATCTTATTGAAAATTTAATGGTTGAATTGGATATGACCAATAAAACAGAAGAAATTAAGTATATTACAACGGAAGATTTCAAAATCAAAGATATTGCCACAAATCAATATTTAACCGATGCATTCGTTAAGAACATTTTCCCCCCAAATAAAATTACAAATGATTATATTTTATTTAATCGTTTGAAACCAAGTTTATCAAAAACATCGGACGGAGAAAAACTAAAATTCCAAGCACGATTGCATAAAAGTACTTCTAAAATTAATAGCCAATGTAATGTATGTTCAACTATCGGTTACGAAAATACAGTTGATGAGGTGAAAAGCAATGAAGCGTGGTTAACACATAAAGATAAGTTGAAAAAAGAAGGCAATGATGAGGATATTGAAGATATTGAAAAAAATTGGATGGTACATAATGCCAAAAGATATTTTATGGATGATTCCTTCCAATTTAAATTAGAAACAATTGGTATTTATACGAATGAAGAATTGATTAAAATAGCTTGTAATATATTAATTAATAGATTTGAAAATTTAAAAAAATTAGTTCAAGATAATAAACTTGAATTTATAAAGGATACAATTAATACAAAATATTCATTTGACATCATTCTTCCAAATATTAGTTATACAATGGGAAAAGTTTTAGAGTATTTATTCCACGATAGATATTTTAAAAAAAATAAGACATTTTCATATGTTGGATTTATAAAGAAACATCCTCACGACGACGATTCATTAATTAGAATTGTATTTAAAAATGGAGAAAATTCAAGTGAAGAAAATATTAAAATGATTTTATTGGCTTGTATTGATTATTCGCAAAGAATTTATAAACATATTGATGATTCATTTATTTGAGATGGTTTATTTGAGATGGTTTATTTGAGGGATTAATATTTTTATCAACAGATCTATATTTATAATTCATACTAAACATTATTTTTTCTGTTGGGATATGTTTGACATATTCTTTAATGTATTTAAAATTTACCTTTTTATCATAATGTCTTAATTCTTCAAGATAATGTTTGTGCAGGTGATAAAGCAAAGGTTTATATTCAAATTGACAATCTTTTAATTTTTTTTTCTTTTCAATAAAACAATCAATATATAAACCATAAAACGTTTCGGTCCATCTATAAAACAATCTTTTATATTCTTTAAATTTTTCATTATTTTCAGGAAAATAATGAAGGTATTTGTCAACTTCATTGCTTTTATATAATTCTAAAAATTGAAATTGAAGTTTAGGACTATTCCCTCGCAGCCTTTTAATCTTTTCATAGTCTATATTCCTAATTTTTGTTCTCTCATTTCTATCATTCGTAATTACAAAACCCTGTAACTCAAAACTAGTTTGTTCACCAGAGCAAAGTAAATTAATATATTCCCAATTTGAGATATTTGGATACATCTCTTTGATATTTCTTGGATATTTAATATGGTCAGAAATATTGTGTAGTTGTGCTTTATACTCATCAGATAAATATAATAAATTTTTATCATTAACACAACTGTCTTTTGATTCATAAATATTTGTTAAATATAGAAGTGGTGTACCAACTTTATGTACAATGCGATTTTCAGGATGTTGAAGAACAAATGAATAAGAATATTTTTTATGTAATCTATCAAAGAAATCTGATATAGGTAACCCACTTGGGACGCAAGCTTCATAAAACATTTCGCGAAATGTTTTATTTGAATTTAAATTAAATCTACAATTAGCACCAATATTGCTCCTTGTTGCTAATTCCCATTTTGGTTCATTTTTACCATTTTTATTAATATTAGAAGTATTATAAAATACATTTATCATAGTACCATCAATAAATTCTGTTATATTGCAATGATCATAAATATTATCAGCAATAAATTGATTATAATTAACAGATTTAGGTGGCGCAAATGATAATATTTTATTACCATCTGTAATAACTGACCGAAACAACCCCAATGTATATGCATTTTGTATTGTTAATAATTTTTTTTTATATTTAATTAAAAACAACCCATTGTGTTTTTTAATTGTTAATTCATCATCTTCGTTTTTCAGAGCTTTTTCAATACTCAATGTTGTCATTATAATATATATTTCTGTAACTATTTTAAATATATTTTTTATTTCAATTTATAAAAAAAAAAGGTATTATAATATATATTAAATATAAGTAATGGAAAAAAATACTAAAAATTTAATAACAAGTAAAAATGTTTCAAAAGAAATAGATGCAGAAGAAATAGACGCAGAAGATGAAGGAGAAATAGATTCAAAAGAAATAGATGCAGGAGATGCAGGAGATGCAGGAGATGCAGGAGATGCAGGAGATGCAGGAGATGCAATAGAAATAGATATTCCACAAAATATCCAAGAAACAAAAACAAAAACAAAAACAAAAACAAAAACAAAAACAGAAACAGAAATAATATTAAAAAAAAGTAAAAAAAAGAAAGAAAAGGATAATATATTTTTAGAATTGGGACAATTTATTGAAATAGAAGCTGTCGGCAATGATGATTTAAATAATAAAATATTCTATATTGAATATTTAGATGAAAATATAATTACATTGATCAATGATTTGGATAAAACATCAAGAGATATTGCATTAAATAACGGTAAAATAAGCGATGAATCAATAACATCTATAAATATTGTTTATTTTCCCGAAGAAAAAGGGTTCGCCAGACAAAATGGTTTAATAATACAATCGTGGTGGACCTTTGAATTTGGAGGAGATGTGCCGATAATTATTAATGGTCAGATTTCAAATTTGGAAAATGATATGGTTGAAATTTCATTATATCCATCAAGAGAAAAAATTTACATAGATTTTGAATATAAGGGTTTGCCAAAAGATTTGCATATTATTGAAATAAGACCATTCTCAGAACCAAAAGTTAAAATTTCGCTAGAAGATATAGATGAAGAAACAACAGCAAATTTAAGTGATGCAATGAATAGTTTAAAAAAAAGTCAGGGTGAACAATTATCAATAGATGTTGAAATTGATGATGACGATTATGATGACATTCAATTAAACTTTGAAGAAGATGACATAAAAGATGAATTAAAAAAAATTATAATAGATGCAAATTCTATCATTTTATTAGAAGATGAAGAATTGGAAAAAATTGTTAATGTTTTTGAAGTTGACTCAGAAAAAAGAAAATATCCTATAGATTTTCAAATAAATGATATGTTAGATGCATTATTGGCCGAATATCCAACATCGGAAAGAAATTATAAAGTTTTAGAAAATATACATATTGAAATTGATAGATTTAAAGATTTACGACTAGGATTCTCTGATTTTTCTAATGATGGTATGATTAATTCTTTAAAAAAAATAATAAATACTAAACCTTTGATTAAAAATTTAAAAAGTTTTAATACAGAATTGTCTTGGTTAATACCGGTTGTTAAAAATAGAAAAAAAATATATGATATTAATATCGTTGATAACAAAATTCAAAATGATATAGTCCCCGATGAAACCAAGAAGTTTATTAATAATTTTAACAGAATTATGGAATCATATAGGACAAACGTCGTTCCCGATAACTCGCAAAAATTTTCGTATATACAACAACAAATCAATAATATACAATTGTTATCTCAAGGACCGAATAACCGGGAAAATGTTATAAGTAAAGTAAATATAAATAGTAATATCCATACGATAATTGATAATTTGGATGAATATAATTCGAGCGTGTCTATATACGTTGATGAAGATACAAATATTCCGGGTGAGAAAAAATTTGCAGTTCAAAAATATATAAAAGGAGAACATATTTTGTTTAAAGACCCATTGATTAAACATAAAATATATCAAAAAATACAAATAATACAAAATGAATCGGTTTATTTGAAAGGATTTATAATGATGCCAAAATATTTTACCGAATTATCAAAGCTATCATTGAATAAAACAAATATGTATAAAAAAGTTTTACTGCATAATAATTTAAAATTTTATGATGTTTTGGAAAATAAAGAATTAATAAAATATTATATTGATGAAAATTTTGAAGACTTGTCTTATGGTACAAATTTTTTGAAATATCCTTCCGAAATATCATTCATTGAGACATTGAAATATTCTGAGAGAAATAACGACGAAATATATGATAAATTTTTAGATAAAATGATACCAACCACTGAAAAGATCATTCAAAATTTCAGTGGTTATTTAAAGTATGAAACAAATATTAATAATTTTTTAAATGAATTAGAACCATTTTTGATTTATTATAACAATTTAACAAAATCGCAATATACACTTATTGATAATTTAGTGAATGAAAATATTACGAAATTTAAAAAAACATTATCTGGAAGAATTATGGGTTTTGAAAAAGTCCCCGATTCTGATACCATTTATCCAACAATTTTGGATAAATTGTTTTCAGCAGAAGATAATATAAACAATGAAGACTTGATTGAAGACTTAAGTGAAGAGAAAAAAGATCAAGAAACGAAGGATGCGAATCCAATGGAAAAAAAAATATTAAATCTCCGCGATATTATAAAAAATGCTTATAATTTTGAGGATATTGGAAATAATGATATCACGCGGGAAATATATAAATTAGATGGTGGAAATATTATGAATACATTAATGGGGTTGTTACAAATAGATTTACGCGAAAGCTTAAATTTACAAGCAAAATTGGAAAAGGAAATAAAATATGCCGATGATAAACTTGATAGCAAAGAAGACTTACCAGAAAATCCTTGTAAAAATTTTGTATTAACAAAAACATATAAAGATATTGAAACATTGCAAGCTGATAATAATGCCGAATTTGTATTTTATGATAAAAAATATGATAATACAATGTATGATATTTTAAATGAATTTTTAAGGGAAAAACGCGATATGTCCGATGAAGAATTTAAAGATTTTTTAAAAGATCATTTAATAAATGTAGTTGGTGTAAAACCTGATATGGCTGAAAGAGATTCGGAGAGCATGGTTATTACTCAAAAAAGAGTTATAAATGGTGAATATGCAATATTGGATATGGGTGATTATGAATATAGATATTATGAGAGAATAAATAATCAATGGAGATTGAAAGATGAATTAAACGATAAAATGCCTGATGATTCTATTTTTTGTAATATAAGAGATAAATGTTTAAAAATTAATAGCGAATGTGCAACGGATGATCAAAATGAAATTAAAATACATAATAAATTAATAACAGATATTATAGATAATTTTTCAAATGAATTAGATAAATCATATACTGATTTAAAAAAAGATCTGAATAAAAAGAGAAAAAAACAGTTAATTTTTATTGAAGAACGATTAATGTTTTTGAAAAAAGAATTTTTAAAAAAAAATAATTTGATGTTTAAAATATCGCATAATATTGATCAAGATGAATTAAGGATTTCACCATATTCAAAAATACTCAATTCTATCTTATCGCAAAAAGATATTGTTAAAAAAAATAATGATATTATATTATTTTACAATAAATATTGCCGTCCTTATGAAATCACAAATGCGAAAGAAAATGTATATTGGGCTTATTGTTTGGATACAGGTTTCCAATTAATGCCAACATTTTTATATGATTTAGCTCAATCGTATAAGAGTAATAATTACCAAAACACAATGGACTATATTTCCAAGGAGAGAGGCGTTTTGAGCAATGATGGTGATAAATTGGTAGACAAATATAGTGGATATGTTATTAAATATATTGAACTGGATACCGGAGAAGGTTATAATGCAGAAGGCTATAAAAATAAATCTAGAGGTCTTTTAGATAAGGATAGTGGTGATTTAATTATAGAAACAATTAAAGTTAGCGAATATTCGCATAAAACTAAACTATCGGGAGTGATATATGCGATATTGGAAACGATAGATAAACATATTGGATTTGATATGTTAAGATCGTATGATTTCATTGTTGAAAATACAAGTAAAATATTAAAAAATATAATTTCAGAAGAAAAATATAAAAAAAAGGAAGCGTTTGCAAAAAAAAAGGGGAAAAAATTGAAACCTTATAATAATATTGTTGATGAAAAGATAATTAATTCAATTATGGCTCTATATATTATTTCCGTCCAATCGTCTGTTCCACCAATCCAAACATCCAAAACTTTTCCTGGATGCAAAAGAAATTTCTCCGGGTTTCCATTGGATGAATCATCTTCAAACATTGGATTTATTGAATATATTTTATGTATATTTTTAAAAATAAAAAACGATTCAAGGCCGTGGAATGGATTACCTAGAATGAGAAAAAATAAAGACAAGTCTTCTCAAGAAAAAATAGAAAAATTTATTATTAAATTCAAACAATTTATAGTTGATGAAGTAATAAGTATTAACGAGATTAATGAAAAATTAATAATGAAACGCGAGTGGTTAATTACAAATTTAGATCAAATAATGATAGCAGATGAGTTTAATATAAAAAAATGGACTAATTTTTTACCACCCCTCAATACAATAAATATTGATAAAGTAAAAATGTTTGGTAATTCAATAAAACCAAAATTGTTGGCAACCATTACCAAGAATAAGAATGATCAATTTGTTATTATTAATAAAATTAAAGGAAAAATAATATCACTCTCAATGTACATCGTTAGTAAAATAAATAGTATTATTAGAAGAAAAGATAAATTATTTGTGACAAATAGTGGTGTGCCGTATATAGAAAATGCCTGTTGTAATGAAAAAAAAATAAATACATATTATTATTTTATTGAAGAGGATCCAACCATAAAACGAGATGTTGAATTTGTTCAAACATTAATTGATTTACTCAATAGAGTTAAATTATTAAATAAGACATCCTATATTTTCTCAGAAAAAGATACAAAAACTCCAATCGGCGTTGTGTCTATGAATTATTCAGAAGAAACAATTTATAAAGCATTTATTAAATTTTGTAAATATAACAGCGGGTCAAGTATACCACCGGAATTAGATTCACTTTGTATTAAAAATATTAGCGCATTTGAAGATTTAAATACAATTCAAGAAAAAATAGCGATAATTAAACGTGAAAACGGTGATATTTATAATCAGAAAAGTTTACAATTGCTTATGAAATATATAAATAGGGAAAATAAAGTTGATATAAAATTTGAAAAAACATATAAAATAAACAAAATTGTATTTGAAGAGTTATTAAAATATATACAAAGTAAAGAAGATGTTAAAATATGCAATAAAGAAATAATCCCTAAAATATTAGATTTAATTCAAAAATATTCTGTAAGATATACACCACAAACCAATGAAGAAAAAGATAATTTATTGTTATTTTTAAATGAAGAAATAAAATTGCAATTTACAAAAATAACTAAATTTTTAAAAACAACGTTAAATAAAGGTTTTAGAAAAGTAGATAAATTTTTAAAAACATTTATTAATTATGATTTAAAAGGTAATGAGAATTATATGTCTATTCAAGATGAAACATCTTTTTTTACGGGATCCCAAATAAATAAAATGATAGTTGATATTTGTGTAATATACCCCAGTATCATATTGGAAAAGGTTTCTTATGATATGTATGTCCCAGAACATTGGGGTATATCACCGAGGCACGAAAATGATGTAAAAAAAATTATAAAAGATGAACACATATTATTGAATGAATTTTATGATAATAAAGAAATTATTAAATTATTATTGGTTATAAAGGCAAAAACGGTTGATTTAATAGAAATTGTGAAAAATATACCATTTTATTCAAAAATTATTGGAAATAATAAAGATACCATAATCAATAATGAAATTTTCATAAAAATACACCAATATTTCTTTTTCTGCGCATTAATTTTGCATATAGATCTTTATAATGAAATTAAGACAAAATCGTCAATTGACAATATTGGAGCAGAAAAAACTATTAGAAAAAAAACAGTGGAAGCAACTATTATGAGCGGCTTTCAAGACCCTTTAGAGAAAACAATAGCTAAACTATTAAAAAATTATATATTAATATTTATTAACCGAAAGAAAATAATGAATTTAACAAATGGTAAAATAGAATCAAATATATTAAAATCAAAGGAACAAGAAAAAGACAGAATTCGTTTAAATTTAAAAAATCTCACTGTTGAATCGCGTCAAATAGAAAACATAATGAAGAATCATAAATTGGGCCGGTGGGGCTTTGGTGGATCAAGAGCTGTATTTGAATATGATCCCGATCAATATGATAAAGAAAGAAATGAAATTGAAAAAAGAATATTAATAGAAAAAAAAGCTGGCATCATTACAGATACAACAAGGGCAAATATGGAATTATTTCAGATGCAACAGGAAGAAATGGATTATTTAGAAGAACAAGACGCCGATGATAGAATTGAAAAAGAAAATAATATTATAACTATGCGAGAAGAAGGTGAAGATGACGGCGAAGACGGGTGGTGATTTCAATATTTTTATATTTAAAAAAATATTGAAAAACAATGATTCAATAAATTTAAAAACTAATATATAAAATCTATATATACTGTATTATGTATCGTAATTATATTCAGAAAAACGTTACTTCTGTATCAATAGTATTGTTTTTATTCATATTTTTTATTATCCAGTATATACGACCATCGTTCATATATAAAAATGATGGTAGTTTTAGAAGATTTGGATTGGGTACTAAAAATAAAACTGTAATTCCAATATGGTTTATAACATTAATAATATCTATTTTAAGTTATGTATTTATTTTGTATTATGTAAATATACCAAATTTTGATTATTAATTTTTATTATTTTGAAAAATTAATAGTATTATGCATTCAATTCGTTCATATCAGCTTGTTTTGACAGGCTATCGGCATCAGGATCACAACTACGATCGATAATATAAATTTGCGATAATGAAAATGTCAATAAACTCGTAATAAATAACCAAATAAATTCAGAAATAGAATCTTTAACGACAACAGCTTTATATAGTGTTTTTTTTACATCATAATCCACACCATCGTCGCCTGGTGTTTTAAATGTGAGGCCCAATGAATCAACGGCTTGAAAAAAGTTTTCGGGTGTTAATTCATTTACGAAAAATGTTCTATTTGATCTCTGATTAAATCTAGCCAAGTCGCTATCGCCTTCTGTTTCACCCTGTTGTAACCAGTCCCGAAGACTAAATAATTTTCTGAATATAACATTTTTAACAAGTCCATAACCTAAAGTATTAGAAAAGGGTGCCTTCCATCCAGGCATTAATGATAATGCAACGACAATTGTTCCAAATAAGAAAATAAAAGGAATAAAAGTACTAAAAAATACTTTAGAAACTAAATTTGTTGTGCCATTTGGACACATTTTTTTCATTGTAGTAGTATTTAAAGCATACATAGTTGAAAAAATAACCACCAATAATACTATTTTCAAAATGGCTATCTTAGATGCTATATCGGCCATTGCCAATGGGTCATCATATGACCCGGTGTATAATTTATAACTTACAAAATAAAAAGCAACTAATGGTACTAAAATACCTATCATAAAATTACCAGTCCCTTCGCCAGAATTATTTGGTTGTTGGGTATCTTCTTGTGGTAGATTTTCTTGATTTTCATTTTCTTCGGCCATTTTATTTATAGATAATGAGTATAATATATTTTCATAATAATACTTATTTATTATATAAATGTCACAACCTTATTTAATTGAACCTGGTACAAAATACTTTTTATCAGCAACACTGCAAAAATCAAATATTAAGCGTGGTAAAATGAAAGTTTTATATTTTAACATATCATTGTTAATAGTTTTTATAATTATAATTGGTACTTTCTTAACATATAAATTTAAAAATAAATTAACAGAAGAAGAAATTTCTGAAAAAAAAAGAGAAAAAGAAATTTATATTTTATCTAAAGTTAGAAATGTTATTGAAAGGAGAGAGATGCAACAAAAAAATAATATTACAAACCTTCCTAAATTCCAAAGTGATTATAAATTATTACACGAGAAATATTATAAATTATAAATCATTATAAAATATATTTATAAATTATAAGATGTGTGATGATTTTGGTCCAAAATATAAAGAGTATTTAGATAATTTAAATACTTATTTTGCACTTAAAAATAAGTATATAAAAAAATGGCAATTGAAAAAAAGAAAGTATTCACGTTCATTAAAAAATAAGAGTGAATATAAAAAAAAATTTAATCTTTTAGAAAGAAATTGTATTCAATGTAGAAAAAATGGCGGTACTACATTTGAAATTTCAAATGGTGTGTATACGGCAAAATGTAATGCAAAAGACAATAAATGTTCTTTAAATATTGAAATAAAACCGGCTAAATATTTTATTTATGATAAATTTGAGAAAAGAACAATGGAAAATTTAGAAACCATTAAGGATAATATTATTAAAAATAAGTTAAATTTATTATTTAATTTAGAAAATGAAGACGTTGCTTTAGGTGAATTTCAAAATTTAAAAGATGAATTCAAAAAAGAATCAAATATGATGAAATTTATAAATACTCATAAATATGAGGAGTTATATACTATTCCTGTACCGAAGTTGGTTGACGCCGATGAAGATGCCGAAAAAGATGCCGATGAAGGGAAAGAAAAGAAAAAAGAAAAGAAAAAAGTAAACCGTATTTTCAAAACAGATCAAATATTAAAATTAAATCTTACTTTGGATGATAATATTAAAAAATTTAAAAAATTGTTAAAAGACTATAGATTGGGTAATGATAATACATTTTTAAAAAACGCTATGAATAATTATATATATAATATTTTGCCAACTGTAAAAGATATACGAACATTAGAAAATGATGAAATGTTTGTAGAAGATGAAGAATCGTCAACACCATTCAATACAACGATTCAATATAAACTAATCAAAAAAAAATATAAAGATGTTTGCAAAGAAATATTGGTTGAAGATTTTAATATTATTAAAAATCGTGTAAAGAAAAAATTACATTCAAATACAAAACATAAATCAATTAAAAAATCTAAAATATCTGTAAAATTACCAAGTATAAAAGATAACGAATTGGATTTTAATCCCATTGATATTTCTATTGGTGACAATGTGGTGGGTAAAGAAATTAAAATTGATGCGGAAAAATTACAGCAAATAGGCAGTAAAGATAGCGAAGATATGAGTGAATATATGGAAAACGATTTAATGGATGAAATGGATGGCCCTGAAATGGGTGGTCTTTACAATGATAAAGATATATTTAAATTTTATAGTCGTTCGGCGGATTCTATTCCCGGAAAAGGAAAAGCTGGCGCAGGTGAGACTTTAAGTGACGATTCTGATTTCAGTGAGTTAGCTGGTATCCGTGATTGGCGAAAAGTATTATCTAATTTTCATACAAGAAATGATGCTGACGGTAATATATTAGCTTTATTTACCAGTCGTTCCGACGAAGGTGAAACATTAAATTGGGCATCGGTTGAACATTGGTACCACGCGCATAAATTCAAGAAAAACAATCCTGATTACTTTAAATTATTTTCAATGGACTCTAAATCGGAAATTGCAACCGATCCAAGAAAAGCATTGGGTGCCGGTGGAAGAACGGGATTTATTAAAGTAGACAAGAAAAGAAAGAAATTTCGTGATGATTCTATTAAAATGGATAGCGATTTCTTTAGTGATGGAAATAATGAAATTATTATGGAAGCTGGTCAACGTTTAAAATTCACACAGGATGAACCGTCCAAAAAAGTTTTATTAGCAACAAAAGAGGCAAAGCTTGTACATCTTGAAACACGTCGCGGACAAGCAACAAAATTGGTACCATTTATAAACACAATGAAAATAAGAAAAGAATTAAACGGTCAATAATATTATTTTATTATATAATTATAAAATGATATTACCAAAAGTTAGTAATGATTTTATTGGTATTTTTTTAAAAAATATGAATAACATTGAAGAAACAAAATTAACATCAAAAAATAAAAGAATAATGCGCGAATTTTATAATCTATTAAAAAAATTTGATATAAATTTAGATAATACTAAACAAATTTCCATAGAACAAACAATTATTGATACAAATAATAAACAAGAGATTATAAACAAATATACTTTTTTAAATGATCATAGTATTTTTCTCTCAAGAAATATTCAAAATTTAATTAAATCTAAATTATGTTATTTGTACACATTTAAAATTAATATTGGAAGTTTATTTTTTACAACAAACATATTTATTTTAAATCACAATGAATATAATGTTGAACAAATGAAGGTAAAAATTATTCAATTATTATTTTTTATATCAAATTTCATAACAAATCGCAAACTTCGCACATTAGAAATAAATATAATTTTAACTAAATTAAAAAAGGAATTGCCAACGAATCCTAATGAAATTTTGGATAGTTATCATATTAATACGGGCGTAACTTGGCCGTGTAAAAGTGAAGGAGAAATACTTGTTTATAGGGAAGAAGAATGGTTTAAAGTATTAATTCACGAATTATTTCATTCTATGTGTTTTGATTTTTCACAATTAAACATTAATAAATTAATAAAGGATAAAATAACAAAAATGTTTTTTATTAAAAATAGTTATTTTTCAGTTACAGAAACATATTGTGAATTTTGGGCAAATATTATAAATTCAATATTAATGTCTTATAATATAACGGATAATTTTAATGATTTTTTGTATCAATTTGAAATTTTTAATACATTTGAAAAATATTTCTCAATATTTCAAAGTATCAAAGTGTTAAATCATATGAATTTAACATATGAAATATTAATAAGTAAATCTAACATTCATAAAAAACTTTCTATTCAAAATTATAAAGAAAAAACAAATGTACTTGGATATTTTATAATAAAAATGATATGGTTATTTTATACGAATGAAATGTTCTTATTCTTTTCAGATACTCACGAAAAAAATATAATAAATAGTAATAAAAATTATAATTATTTAACATTATTAATAAATAAAACAAGTCAATTATACAATAAAAGAAAATTATTAAAAGAAATAAAAAAATATTCTAAGATTTTTAACCAATTAACCATTGATATACCTATTATTGACTCGCAAATTGATATAACGAGATCATTGAGAATGACTGTAGTAGAAATAAATTGATTATAAATATATCAATAAATAATACATAAACAATGGGTATTAGACTATTAAACAAATTTTTGAAGAGTTCTTGTAATGCGGAAACAAATTCATTTAAGAAGTTAGAGAATAAAAAAATTGCAATTGATATATATAATTATATATACCGATTTTTGGGAAATAACCGTTTATTGGAAGAACTAGATATATTATGTAAAATTTTGCATAAATATAATATTCGTTCTCTTTTTGTATTTGATGGTAAATATGGAGAAGAAAAAAAGAAAGAACAGGAAAAACGTAGAATTCAGCGGGATGTTGCTGATAAACAATATAATAAAATTAGCGAGCAATATAAGAAAAGACCATATTCTTTAAAAATAAAAAAGAAACTCAGCAACCTTAATAAAGAAAGAGTAAAACTTAATAAGTGGGACATCGTTGATGTTAAAAAATATTTAGATATTTCGGGAATGAAATATATTATTGCAGAAGGAGAAGCTGAAGAATTATGCAGCGAATTGGTTAATAATAATAAAGTATTTGCTTGTATGAGTGAAGATACCGATCTATTTGCATTGGGTTGTAAAAGGATTATAAAAAATATTAATTTCAAGAAAGAAACATTTGTTATGTATGACATCGATAATTTAATGGATACGTTAAATATGAAATTGGAAACATTTCGTATGGTATGTACTCTATCGTGCAATGATTATGCTAATAATAATGCAAGAAAAAATTTCATATATTTTATAAATTTATTTGATAATTTTATAAAAACACAAGAAAACAACAATGAAATTAATAATGAAATTAATAATGATTTTATTCTATGGTTGTTAAATAATAATTATATTACCGAATCCGAACAGCAAAAATACTTCACATTGGCAACTATTTATGATGTTTCCAATAAAAATCTTTTACAACCCTTTAAGTTTATGTCTTTACACAACGGTATTTATAATAAACGTAAAATTAATATATTATTTGTCGATCGTAAAATGTATTTAAATGGTACAAAGTAATCAATAGATATTTTTTTTTATTGCAAAAAATTTATGTCGGTAAAATTGTAGAATAACCCACAGTATAAGCATTATACTAATTGCAATATTTTTTGGAAATGTTCTTTTTTTCAATAATTGTATCAATATTAAAATTAAAAATAATGTAATTATTAATACATATATTGTATTTTCATAATATTTTTGACAAATATCCACGTTTTTAATAATAAATCCAGAAAAAATTGAAATTGGTATCATTGCTATTGCAGCAGCTAATGATGGATTTTTAATGATATTTGCAACATAATAAATAGATGATACTAATATACCACCTAAAGTAAAATGAAATGCTAGTTCTTTATACATTTATATAATTAAGAACTATAATTATATAATATTATCTTTAAAATGGAAAACTATAAGTATTTCAAAAATATTATTAATAATAATATTTTTGTTATTTGCAATAACATTTATGAGATTCTGGATAACGACCAACACACGACGCTATATCCGGTCAACTTATATTTTATATTTTTTTTATATTTTTAAAATTATGCAGAGGCGGGTGCGGTGGTTGCAGCATCAACAACCTTCTTAACAGCCTTAGCGAAGTGAGGACTCATGTAACGCTGGAGATTAAAGTATGTAAGCTCATCCGTATCGGTGAGCTTAAGAAGCTTTTTGAGCTTACCATCCGCGAGGATACGACGACCATTCTTGGGGTCTTGCAAAGAATGAGCGCGGATGTATCCATTAATCTCGCGCGTTACTTGGGTACGCGCCATCTCAGTTCCCTTTGGCTTTCCGAGAAACTTAGCAAGTTCAAGACTAATCTTTGTTGGCTTCACAAATCCACTGGGTGCGCGATTTCCCGTTTTACGTTTCTTACGACCGTTTTTCTGTGCCAGTTTAATTTCTCTTTCTGAACGCTTGGAAAGAGCGCGGACTTGGGTCGTGACGCTGGTAAGTTGACTGCGAAGAGCGGACAATTGTGCAAGAAGAGTAACAAATTGGGTTCCCAATGTGGGTGGGGCAACGGCTTCAACTTTCTCAACAACGGGTGTTGTCACAGTCGTTGCGGTCTTTGCGGTCTTTGCGGTCGTTGCGGTCTTTGCAGTTACAGCCTTGGCTGCGGTAGTTTTCGTTTTTGTCTTTTTAGTCATTTTATAATATTTTATATTATTTTCTTTTTAAGTGGTTTATATTTAATATTATTTATTTAAGACGCTGGTTCACGCAATAAATAATATTTATTTTTTTAATTTGGATTTTTTATTGTTGGTTTATCATAAAAGATTCATACAACCATGGAAGTGATGATGCGGCGGAACTTGAAACGATTGTCATTGTTCCTAAAGCATACATACAACCCAAAGAACGCGACTCTTCGTCAATTCCCTGTGTTATTAATCTTTCAATAATAGTTAAAATTGTATTTTTTAAATATAAATCCGTTTTTGTGGACGCCATAGAATGTATATTTATACCATAAAACGGAGAACCCGATGGGCAAATTTTCAATTTTGTCTCATTTGTTATTTGCGCTCTATATTTCCAAACATCCGTCAATTCCATCATATATTTAATACATCTATGCCTTGCTAATCGCGTTAACCAATTTGTATCTGTTATATAACCAAAATTATCTATTTTTTGAAAGACTTCAATGGCTCTTAATTCTAACTTTTTTTCACTAGTTAAATTATCATTCATTTTTAATTTAATTTTTAATGGGATTTTTAAATTTTTTGCCATTTTTACTATTTTTTTTATTTTTTTATATATGTCTTTTGGTAAAGGATTTCTATTATAAGGGTTCTTATTATATTCATTATTTTTTAACATATTATAAATAGTACAAATGTCAAATCCATACACAAAATCATCCTCATCTTTATAACTATAAAACTGTTGATATGGGATTTTTTCTATTCTTTGAAATGTTAAAAAATCTTTATCGTTCACACATTTTTTATTTTTTATTGCTGGTCCGTGCAAATCCAAAAATACTCTGAATAAATGTCCTCTCGTTATCCTTTGTATTTTTATTACAAAATTTGAATATTTTAAATAATTATATAATCTAAATATTAATTGTGATTTATTCCCAGAAATTTTTTGTTTATAATATCTTGCAATACCTTTTAATTGACTAACATTAAAATTAATATTAATAATATTATCGTATTCATCATAATTAGGTATTTCAAATTCAGACGCGCTTACTTTAATTTTTGGAACTTTTATATTTTTAATATCATCGTAAATTTTTTCTTTTAAAAAAGTTTTTGGCGACACAACATTTATAATCGTGTTTTTATTCTTTTTTATTTTAATATTTTTTCTAACCATTTATTATTATATCTTGATAATTTATTTTAATATCTATTTCAAATAATATTTTAATATTTTAATATTTTAAAAACTTATTTTTAAAAATAAAAAATAAATTGATTTTAAAAAATGATATAAATAATTATTTCATAAATATATAAAAATGTCTTCTATTACGATTACCAAAGCAAAAACATTTGACGCATCCAAGGTCTCTTACAGAGAGCCTGTTGTCAATAAGAGAGGCGGGAAAAGTGTCCAGCTTCAACTTGATGGTCAACCACTTGTTATTCAAATCCCTTTGATGCTTACGTGGGGCGTCAATGAGCGCATTGATGAGCAATCAGGTCGCATTAGTTATGATATGGCCCTCCAGTTTAACGATGAAAGTCCTTCTATTTTGAAGTTTCTTGAAGCATTGAAACTTCTTGAAAATAAAATTAAAAATGATTCGTGTGGTGATATGTGTAAGAAATGGCACGGTAAAAGTAAAATGTCAAGAGAAGTAATGGATGCTCTTATGTACCCTCTTCTTAAATATCCTCGTCTGAAAGATCAAAATGGTCAACCGACAAGTGATCCCGATTACAATAGATTTCCAACGATGAAGCTTAAGATTCCATTCTGGGAGGGAAACTTTAATGTTGAACTTTACAGTATGGATAGAAAGCCGTTGTATCTGTCTGGTAAGACTGATCCAAGTGTAACTCCTGCAAATGCAATCCCCAAAGCATCTCATATTAATGGACTTATCCAATGCACTGGTATTTGGTTCGCGGGTGGTAAATGCGGTGTTACTTGGAAGTTGGTTCAAGCGTGTGTGCGTCCACCAGCTCGCCTTCTAGGTGCGGGTACGTGTCACGTGCTGGACGATAGTGACGATGAAGATGCAGAGGAGGCAATTGCGCAAAAAGAAGAGCAAGTAGTTGGACCGAGTTTTGAGGATGATGAAGTTGAGGAAATTGAGGAAGTTGATGAAGTTGAGGAAATTGAGGAAGAGGAAGTTACCCCAGTTAAAAAGAAAAAGGTAGTTCGCAAGAAAAAGGTGAAGTCTAGTGAATAAATATTAATAATTTATAAATAATATATTTTTTTTTTTAAATATATTATTTTTTTGGCTTTCTTTTTGGTTTTCTTTTTGGTTTTCTTTTTGGTTTGTTTCTTTGTTTTCTTAGCTCCTCCTTTTTTAACTTATTACTGGAATTATGGTATATGGATCAATTTTTGTAATGTCTATTTCTCGTGTTCCATAACTATCGTTACAGTGAACTCCGTCATAAAAACCATCCTTTGGCCTTCCCGAGTAGGTAATCTCTTTAAATTTAAAATCTGTTCCACAAACCTTACCAAAAGCCTCCATCCATTTGTCGTGGTTAAATTTTTTAGCAAGTTCGGTTTTTCTGTTTTGTGAATCACCAATAATATATCCTGTCATTGTTTCTCCATTTAATTTATAGGTAACTTTAATTAGCTGTGTAATTTTAGCATCTGTTGTATTGTTATATTCTAATATTTTGTCAACTTTTTATTTGTCGTCACCAGTAAGGTGAGTTGGTGTTAGTTATACTGTTGGTGCTGGTAATCCTGTCGGATTACCCCATTGCGACTTACCAGTGATGGTGTTGTAGTAGTATTGGGTTCCTGACTCTGGATCCAATCCTATTGACCAGCCTTCGGCAATATCACGTGATACTGGTGGTGTTGCTGGTCTTGTTGGTGATACTGGTGGTGTTGCTGGTCTTGTTGGTGATACTGGTGGTGTTGCTGGTCTTGTTGGTACTCCTGTTGGTGCTGGTAATCCTGTCGGATTACCCCATTGCGACTTACCAGTGATGGTGTTGTAGTAGTATTGGGTTCCTGACTCTGGATCCAATCCTATTGACCAGCCTTCGGCAATATCACGTGATAC